GTCTGTATGGAGTTTGCTAGCTGATATAGAGGGCCATAATCAATCCATGCAAGAGAAGAACAAGCGGATTAGCGAATCTCTTAGCAAGAGTCACTGGATTGAAAGAACTGAGTAATCTTCCCAAAGTGTTTTCATCCTTATCATGTTTTTATGTAGATGAATACTTAGATGAAGTGACAACTATAGATAATCAATTCGGCGGTATAGAAGGCTGGTTGAATCCCTTTTGGACTATAGTCACATGTTGCTTATTCGATAGCATGAGAGATGAATCCCCAATAGAATTCTTGGACATCCTAGTTTATTCAGATGATGTTGACGCTACAGTATCAGTGGATCAAGTTGATTATCAATTATTTAATGAATTCTTTGGCTACGTTAGAGATCACGCTCGAGACATGGGATTCATCCTCAAGTTGTCACAGACTATATTGAGTAAACACAGGATAACGATGCTTAGAAGACACTATACATCCGGAGATAGAGCAGACTCAAGTATCAAAAGATTATTGGCAGTTTCTAGTATGAGTGAACCTGCTTTTCATAATGAAGCTACCGAGGCTTCGTCTATATGCTCATCGATAAATTCTTCACTAGAGCAAACGAATGATCCCTACCCGGCATCATTACTCAAGCATTATCACCTCATCAATCTGAGCTTCAGATCGGTTACTTCACAAATATTGACTCCACCTACTAACAGCTGGATATCGGAGCTAAATTTCAGAGAACACACTCGTGCAATTATGTCAAAATCAATCCAAGCATGGTTATCCAATAATCGATCTAGTTTAAGTAGTGTATCAGAGTCTTACCTCCGACAATGCCTTAATAAATTCGGCCCTTTGAATGCTAAAGATATTAAAGACGTAATCAATAGAGACTTTAAAGACTTGATAAATGGTGTGAATTCATCATTTGACAAGTGGGGTGATATACTGATGATACTAAGGTCAATAACTGAAGACAAAGCAGTGATGTTTATATACCTAACTTGCATATTTGTACCTGAATCGTGGGGTGGATTGGGAACAAGCCCTATGCTTTATCAATTACTAAGCGGTCATTCTGTTAGTGTTACGAG